TCACTAAACTGACTCATGCGTTTATTGTAATACTTTATATACTCTAGGTCATTACAGCCACCTAACATCCATAAACTTTCTATTAAGTGGAAAAAGGGATTAGCATTACGTGCGTCTTCAAACAAAACTCTTTCTTTTGAATTACCATACACTGTTGCTACAGGTTGAGGTACTTCTATAACTTCGCCAGCCCTACTAGGAAAAGTGTACTCTTTATTTTGAGCAATAAGATCCATAGCTTTAACAAAGCCATCGTTAACGTTTCTACAATTTATAACTTTCATTGACTATCCTTGAATTTTAAAACAAAGTCTACCATTTCTATTTTTTCTTGTATGGTAGCTAACTTCTCTATTAGTTTATCTACCTCTACTACAATATCTACGTGTTCTGGTATACTGGTGGGGTTATCAAGTAGTACACTTAGATTAACTGTTACAGAATCCCGTTTACCTTTAAGTTCCGATTTATATCCATTTAAGATATCAGAATAATTCGCCATTTTGTGCTCCTAGTTTTAATGCTTTTTTCCATTGTATGTTGACGTCTTTACGTATAACCGTGCCTTCTTTTCCTGCACCCCAAGCTGTTTTAGTTTCCCTTTCTACCACTTTAACCACATCAGGGTGATGAGATTTTAAAATTTCTGCACCCTCTGACTGCATTTGAACGTTACGCCACTCACTACAACCACCAGGAGCATTACTACTACCATGACCTTGGGCATAGTAATAGCTCACCTTATTAGGTAGTCCTTTACTTAATAATTGTAAGTTCATATCAAAGTCGCTCATAACTTTAGTTCTGAATAACTCAATACCCTTACCTTTAAACATATCAAGATTGTATGCTAGTACACGCATATACCTAGTAGTTTCAGCAGATAAATGTTCAACGCGATTGTTACCTTCCCTAGCACTCACACCACAGTGGGCATAGTCATCAAGCCATTTATCCAATAAACCAAACAAAGCGTGAAACTCATCAGGCTCTATGTATCTAAGGTGCCAGTCGTTAGTAGCCTTACGAATATAAAAACGTAAGTCATCGTCTAACATAACTATTTTACCACCACCTGCGTTTTCACAAATATACTTACGTTTACTAGCTATATCGTAGACAACGGACTCAGGACAAGCCATAATTTGGCAATCATATTTAAGATATAAATCTTTTTCATATTCATTGACAACTAGCGTAACTTGTTTACGTAAGTCCTCAGGAAAATGGGACAAGGTTACTTGATCATCAGCCCTGCCTCTGGTTGGAATAAATATTTTCATAGGTTAGCCTCCTCAGGTTTTGGTTTATATTTAGCACGTGGTCTACCTTGACCTAAACGTACCCTCTCGTATTTATCAAACTCACAAAGACAATGTTCTATGTCTCTCATTTCTAAAGGTTCCATATGTCCTTGTAGATAATTAGGTGAAAGTTCTAATAATTCCTGCATCTCAAAATTAAGTCTATCTTTCTTAATAGTTTTATTTAACTCTCTATCTTTTATTCTATTAAGCCCACGCTGTGCTCCAGGACCAGGATTAGCCCAAGTCATAATATCTTGAGCTTCACTTAAATATCTAGTGTGGCGTAAATCAGTAACTACCTCATAAGCCATAAAACCACTAAACCCTGCTTTTTGTAAATAACCTTTCCAAGTTTCTTCTAGTGACCAAGTTATCATAGGGGGATGATTTTTGTATAACGGTGTTAATATTTTATCTATAGTTTGTTCTATTTTTGTACCACCTAAAGTACCAGTTAACATATACGCACCAGTATAGACCTTATCGCCTCTATCTTTTCTAGCTTGCATAATAGCTTTTACCTTCTCAGGTTCCCAAGTTTCAGGAAACCCTATTTCCTCTAGAGTATCTGGCCAATTTATTTGTCTAGCTACTGCCATAGCAAAAGGCAAGTTTCTATGGTCAGCGTAAGGTTCACGCCAGTTGACCCTTATCCACTCAGTAACTTTATCCAACTCACGGTAGACATTACAAAAACTATACTCAGTGAGTATAACGTCGTTAGTCCACGGATAAGCTACACCGTTTTTTCGGCGTAAGTATATGATATGGCGTTCGTTTAGATAATTAAAAAACTTTTGTATATTTTCCTCTATCATGCACAGTCCTCAATTTGCCAAGTAGTGTTCCACCAGTTAGGTTTAGGTCTAGTTTTATTCCAAGCAGCATAGTGCTTTTCATTAATTAAGTAGTTACGATACGCCACGACAGGGTCAGCGTTTTTATACTGATCAGGCATAGCTTGAGCTATAGGAGTAAGTCCTAAACTAGGCATAGAGGCAGGTATGTATGATAAGGTACGCCTTAGTTTAGTATCACTAGCGTGTACTTTACCGTAACGATACGTGTACTCGTCACATAAAGCTACAAAGTGTTTATAAAGCCATTGATAGTTTTCTAAACTTTCCCTAGCCCATATAGTACAAGGGTGGTTTAAGTAGGCTGTTTTATAAATTTCTAATTGGTCACAATAACTACTGTGAAAATAGTAGCGTTGAGTAGTGCAAAGCATTTGAGCTGATTCTAAAGGCATTTTGACTACTAGCTTATCAGGTAAAGACTGAGCAGCAAGTACTGGGTCGTTGTATGTATAAAATATATTCATAGTATTTATCTCCGTAATAGTTTATTTTACTTTACTTGTAAAGTAGAAGTAAAGTTATATCATAACTTTAAACTCTTTTCTAGTTTTACCTTGTACTATATGTAGATTTTCTTTAGTTCTAGTAACACCTACATAAAAAGCACGACACTCATTATCTGGGCTTCTATATAATTCCTCATAAGTTTTATTAGCTACGTCAGTTAAAAGCACTACATTTTCACACTCGCCACCTTTAGTAGCATGTATAGTGTTCAATTTAATTCTTGAAGAATTTACTTTTTCACCCTTACGTAAACCAGAAATAATATACTCACGTTGAGCATCACCTATTAAATCAAAAGACTTATGCCATATATCGTCTACCATTAAACCATAATCTTTTTTAAGCTGATTAATGTTGAGCGTTAGATCAGGAGAGGCTTGTTTCATAGTTTTATAACCAGTACGTACACCTTTACCTGCTTTCATGTGACTATATATTTTTTTGATTCTATTCGCTTCTATGCTTTCGCCTTTACGTAAAAGTTCCCAATCTTTAATAGCCGTCAATAAATTTTCATTTACAGAGGCTCTATTATTTTTGGTAAAAAAGTACCCATTAGTACGTAAATGTTTTTCTACGTTATTTAATAAGTAATTATTTCTAGCTAAGAATAACCAATCACCGTCAGAAATATTTATATGTTCAAAGTTAGTATGATAGGTAACGCTTCCTTCTTCCTCTCTAGGTATCCAAGTTTTATGCCTACGATTGCGTATTCTTTTTACTATGTTTAATGCTACGTCGTGAACCTTTCTAGGCACACGATAACTTTGCTCTAAATATATTTCTTTACCAGTTAAGTTTATAAAATGATCAGGGTCAGCCCCTGCCCACTTATAGATAGCTTGGTCATCGTCCCCAGCTATATAAACATGGTCAACATCTTGAGCTAATTTATGTACACACTTCCATTGTAGTGCCGATAAATCTTGAGCTTCATCAACAATAAGTGCTTTTAAAGGTGGTCTAGTTTCAAACTCTAAAAAGCCTGTTAACATATCTGTAAAATCCATTAAATAATTCAACGCCTTATACTGGTTATAGTTTTTACAAAACCAATCAAAATGTATCCAAGATATATCGGTGTTGGCTTTATTCCAAGTTACCTTATAAGGTTCTCCTTTGTTACGTGCCATATTTTCTAAGAATAACATTTGATCACCCTTAGAATTTAACGCCATTAAATTTTCCCCATCCCATGCTGAATTTATTTTTTCCCCTACAGTTTGACTAAACGCTCTTAAATCTTTTCTATCTAACACATCAGATTTACTTAACCCTTGCCAGAAATAACAAAGCGAATGTATCGTTCTAAAATAAACTAATTGATCAGGTTCGTATTCAAACTTTTCTACAGCACGTTGAAGAGCCTCAGTTGCAGCTTTTTTAGTAAAAGCAAGATATGCTAACTCATAAGGTTTAATACCTTTTTTGAATAACTGTTCTACAGTTTTTAGTAAGAAGGTAGTCTTACCAGTTCCAGGTGGTCCAAGGACAACATTCCAAGTCACATCATATCCCCTGTGAAGTCATGACCGTCAAGTGTCTCATCTTTATAGTCAATTTCTGGTATGTACCAGACATTAGTTCCCCTACCTTTTAAGTTCCAAAACGTATGTTTTGCCTTTAGGTCTCGTAATTTACTAGCTATTTTATTAGTGTCTAACTCAGTGAATCTATGTTTAACTAGATACTCACGTAAATCTTTAATTCTAAAATGAGTTCTACCGTTTTCTGTATAAGGTTTACCTAATAATACTTCCTCACGAGTACTCGCTTGTGCTAAGTCTGTGCAGAAAGATTCTAATAAATCTTTAAACTGACCGTCTAATGATACGTCGTTACTAACTTCAATAATTTCCATACCATTGTCCATTAAACTTTGTATTTGTGCCTGCCAAGCACGTTCATTAGTTTTAGGTGGCATAAGATTTATAACATCCATACAAGCACGTTGAAACTTAGTTTGATTTTGTAGTTGTTCTGTAGTTAGTTCTAAACGCTTATCATCAATAGATAAAAACCATAAAGGTGGTTTAGTATCTAGTTTAGCAAGACTAGAAAATGTAGGAGCAGTATTACCTTTTCCTACGCCAAACTTACAAGTACGACACTTTTGTACATCACAGTAAGAACGTATAGGCTCATCACTACACTTATAGTTATAATCTTTTTTCTTTAACGTACTTATTAAAGTAAGTACTTCTTGAGCAGGGAGAGGAGGAGTAACAAATTTTCTATTGTAGTCTTCTATTTCAGTTTCCCATTTATCAGGTGTAGCTTGTTTTAAATACACACCCACATTAAATAGCCCATTATTGCGAGTGCCTTCAGGAAATCCTTGTTTAAGTAACGTTTTTAAACACGGAGGACCACCTTTTAATTCTTCTATTTCTGGTACAGATAAAGCATTTAATTCGTCAAGACTTACTCTACGCTTTTGTACAAAAGCTATAAACTCTTCTGGGGTGAGTGCTTCACCTTTTACACTTAACGCATATCTTACTGAAGTACTACCTTCAAAGTAAGGCATATTTAACCAACTACCTATATCTCCACGGTCTACAAGTACCTCACGCTGTTTAGGAAATATTTCTACACCACCGTAACCTAAACCTGCAGCCAACTCTCTAAGTTTATCCTGCATATCCCCAGCTTGTACCCAATCATCGGTAAAGCAGAATACGTGGGCTCCACCACTTTTACTTCTACACACTATAAGTGGTAATTTAAAATCTTCTATTTTTTGTACTAGTTTAGGTAAATCAAGAGAGTATGTATCAATATCAATAACTCCCCATTTAACTAAATTATCTTCATTAATAGGTATGATACCTAAACCAACTTTACCTTCTAAATGATCTGTCCAGTTTTGTAGGGTGGCACCTACGGTCTTTATAGTGCGAGCAACACCTTGTTGCTTTTGACCATTATTATAATCATTGATATCAAATATGCCATGTGCACGTTTAGAGCCTTCAAAAATTTGACTAAACTGTTGGGCAAGTTCCAATACAATCTCCTGTAAAAGAAGGGGGCATAAAGCCCCCAAGAGTTAAAACGGTGCATCCTCAGTTGAGGCTTCACCATTGTTACTTGACAAATTCACTTCTCCTACGGATGAAGCAAAGTCTTTTGCTGCTTCGTAGTAAAACATCTCATCCTCACTCAATGGTCCTAAGTTAGATATACTCCAACCAAACCAAGTACCACGGTCATTGGACTCTTGTACAGTTTTCATACTATACTTGTGACTAAAGCTGGGTGGGGTGAACACCTTATCACCTGATCGTAGTTTTAAACTAGCCATAACAGAGTTCCAAGTACGAGACTTTTTAAGCTGTGTACCAGCCATAGGAACTACTGCTTGGTCAAAGCTACCGTCGCTATTTAATACAATAACAAAATGGTTAGCTGAGGTTTGTATATAGTTACCGTTTTCAAGTACATCTTGACCCCTATCGTTCCTAGTAGTTTTACTAAGAATAGATTGGTCATCATGCGACGTAACTAAACCACCACCAGAGTCTCTAGGTTGCCACTCTAAAAACAAACGTTTATAACTCACAGGTAAAACTACCAGAGGGTTTTCATCGTTATAGAGCTTACTAGTAACAGTATTAATTGCGTCACCAGCATCGGCACCTTCAACATACTTACCATCACGCTTATTTACTTCTGGGCTTAACGCTTGAAGTATTTTTAAACGAGGTATGGTAAGGTCATCAGAGGTTATATTTTCTAAACCACTGTTAGCGTCTTCCATAAAGGCTGACGGCACAGCTAGTTCAGTAGTTTTCTTTTCAATTATTTCACTTTTTTCTTGTGTCATTTTTTAATTATCCTTGTTTTTTGACCTATATAAACATTAAAAGTTTCTAAGGGCAGGTCGGAACCCTTTTCCACTTGTTCCCGTACAAAAGCCTTGAGTGTCATAGGTTCTACCCACTTTTTTTGAGTGGTAGCGTACCCATTATCCTCTAAGCTATCTACGAGCTTTTTAGCAGAGTCGTCTTCTTCCCTACCAAAACTTACAGAAACTGTATTTTTAATAATATCAGCAAAGCCATTATCATTAAGCCATTGAAAAGCCTCATCACGTTTATCTTCACTTATACGTGCTGAATAGTAGCTAGTGGTACTTATTTTATTACCATTAGCTAGTGTAATTTCACTAAGCCCTAACTCACTAAGCATACTTGGTATTTCTACCTCGCTTATTTCTCTATACATGGCTTTATATTTGCCTAGTTCTTCTTCTATATCTTTAATAGCGTTGTCTAGGTTTTCAAGTTCTTTAGATTTATCAGATAACGCTTTAAGGGAAGCGTCGCCCATTGGTTTATCTTCTGGTTCAAACATTTGTATTTACCTCAATGTTAAAGTATTTATATTCACGGTTATCCCATTTAAGTAAGTTAGCCCTACCTCTATTATTTTGTAAAGCGTAATGTACACATACACCTATAACTGCGGGATCGCCAATTAATAAAAGGTAGTCGTCATCATTGAAGTCAATTAGTTTCTTACGTATTTTAGCTACAGTTGGAACAGGGCTGAATATCATATCTGGAGTTCTATCCAATATAAATTCAAAGTCACCAAACTGTGAAGCGGAAAGTATGTTCTTTTTACTATCTGGTTTTTGTACTACGTATACTGCCATCTTGTCTCTTTTTATCTTAAAATCACGGCTACCTACAAATTAAGGGTAAGTAGATAGCCATGAAAGGAGATTACATATGAATAACCTTAACACTAAGTTAAGCTACCCTATAAAAAATTATAAACCTAATCTATAAAAAAATAAAACCCTATGTGCTATATAGGTAAAAATAATTTATGTTTTAAAAATCCAAAAACATTTGTGTTTAGCTAATAGCTGTAATAGAATTTTCTTAACGCTTATTATATAAGGGCTAGTAGCGTATTGGCTGAACGTATTACGTCGCTATTAGCATAAAACACGCAATAACCTTTTATTTCTTACTGAAGTACTTTATTATTACCTATAAGTAAAGGTCGTAAGTCCTGGACAAATAGACTAGGCTACAACGGTTAAGTTACGGCTTAACACCTTTACTTCTTTAAGAGACTAAGATAGTGAAAGATTTTAAATTTAAAACTAAACCATACGACCACCAGTTAGAAGCATTAGAAGTATCACATGATAAAGATGAGTATGCTTTATTTATGGAGATGGGTTGTGGTAAATCAAAAGTTATAATAGATAATATTGCTTACTTATATAGCCAAGGCAAGATATATAACGCACTTATAGTTGCACCTAAAGGTGTATACGATAATTGGGTAAGTAAAGAAATACCAACACACTTACCTGACCACGTACCCTATGACATAGTGAAGTGGCAAAGTAACCACACTAAATCTTTTCAAAAAGAATTAAAAGTAATTTATTCTTCTGACTTCAATTTAAAAATATTAGTTATGAACATAGAAGCTTTTAGTACTAAGAAGGGTGTTGAGTTTGCTAATAAGTTTTTACAACTAAGTAAGTCAATTTTTATTATTGATGAAAGCACTACTATAAAAAATCAAGACGCTAAACGGACAGCGAACTGTGTACGATTAGGTAAGTACGCTTACTATAGAAGAATACTCACTGGTTCACCTGTTACTAAAAGTCCTCTAGATTTATATAGTCAGTGTATGTTTTTAAACCCTGCGTTATTGGGCTTTAGTAGTTATTATAGTTTCCGTGCACGTTACGCAGACATGGTAGAAAAGAGTGGTCAAGGTAGAACTTTTAAATTTGTCACAGGTTATAAAAACATGGATGAGTTGAATGAGCTACTCACTAAGTTTAGCCACAGAGTTTTGAAAAAAGATTGTTTAGACCTACCAGAAAAAGTCTATATTAAACGAACTATAGAAATGACAAAAGACCAACAGAAAGCGTATAAAGAATTACAACGTTTTGCTGTGACTTTATTAAAAAATTCTAAGACCGTTACTATTAAAAACGTTATAACACAAATTATACGTTTACACCAAATTTCATGCGGATTCACAGTGACTGATGACGGAGTTACTACCGAAATAACTTCTCAAAGACTCCCAGAATTGCTCTCTATTTTAGAAGAAACTGACGGAAAAGTCATTATTTGGGCTAATTATAGATACGACATACAAAAAATAGAAAAGACTTTAATTGACATTTATGGTAGAAATTCAGTAGGAACTTATTACGGTGGTGTTGAACAAGCTGAACGTGAAAGGGTAATTGATGAATTTCAAGACCCAAATAGTACACTAAGATTTTTTGTGGGTAATACTCAAACAGGTGGCTACGGAATAACACTAACTGCTGCTAGTACGGTTGTTTATTATAGTAACAACTATGACTTAGAAAAACGGTTACAGTCTGAAGACCGTGCACACCGTATTGGTCAAACCAATAAAGTTACTTATATAGATATAGTTTGTGAAAAAACTGTAGACGAAAAGATAGTAAAGGCGTTACGTAGAAAACAATCTATTGCTAACTTAGTATTAGGTGAAGAAACTTTTAGTGATTGGTTAAAATAACTTAATAACCGATAGTAGCTCTAGCGTCACTAGGAACTAAACTAGTAATACCACTAAATACAGGAAAGTCCATAACACCGTAACCTCTATTATAGATATTTTTTAGTATATTGTTTTGAATATTGTGTGCTGGGTCATAACCAGTGTAATAATTACCTATGTTATCAAAGCTATAAGGATTCATACCCATTTGATTTTGAATATTATTAAACTGTATGCCTGTAGGATCATTGTATAGTTGGTCTATATAGTCTCTTGGGGTAGTGTCTGTAGGGAATGTAGTGTAATCAGTTCCCACGTACCCTGAACCAACGTCACCTTCTGATGGAGCTGTGCCTGTGCTTGGGCTTGGAGCAGGGGCAGGTGTCGGTGCATATAAAAAATTACCGTAAGTTTGCCTTTGCATTTGTAATAGTCTATCCATATCTGTGGTGGCTGGTCTGCTATATCCAGGATCAACTATTTGATTAATTTGTGGAGCTGTAAAGTAGCTACCTAAACCAGTCATACTGCCTTCAGGTACTTCTACATTAGGAGTAATTAAGTTTCTATCGTCAACTACAGGTGTAGCAGTAGTTATACCACCGTCCACGATTGTTGGGCTAGGTTCGGAAAAAACTGAGGGTGGAGGTGGAGGAACATATGGTCCTTCAACAACTGTGCCTGCTGGTCCGCTAACTCCTTCATCGCTAAATCCTGGAGGTAGTTCACCTGTTTCAGGATCTCTAACTACGACTCCTGGTCCAGGATTAGTAGGATCTCCTACTATTAAAACATATTGTCCACCTGTTTCAGGGTCAATAAAAGGATAATCAGATGTAGTGTCTACAACATCTTCTACTACTTCGTCACTTACACCTGCGTCTTCTAAACCAGTTTCAACAGTTTCTACTTCTGGCTCCACGGCTGGTGGTCTGTAACCGAAAATAGTGGGATCAAGATTTGTTAAGTCCACTCCTGTGGGTATATTAAATTGTGGGATATTAGCTAATATAGTTTCTAAAGGTATTTGAGGTACACTAATACTACCTAAACCACCACCTAAATCTATTTGAGCTGGTGCAAAATTTTGATTAAAAACAGGAGGCTGAGCCACGTTTGATAAAGGTGCATCTGTAACAGTTGGTCTGCTAGGCATAAACAAATCTTCCCTTTCAGGGATTCTGTTTAAATCAAAATTTATTCTGTCGTATACGCTCACGTTAGTATTTTAACTCCATTAACGGTTCTCCGCCTCTATTAAGTTCAGTAATTTCTAGTTCTTCTATTGGTTGATTGAGTAAGACAGGATCAGCTGTTTCTATTTGACCTGTTTCTGGTTCATCAAAACCTGAAACTAAACTTGTTTCTCTACCATAAGTTCTACTTAAACCTTTAACTATATCCATAACTTTAGGATCTAATAGTATTTCACGCATTTTTATTGCGTCTCTATATTTTTGAGGGTTGAGCATTAAATCAACAAACTTAGTATTTTTATGCATACCTAAAAGTTGTTTAGCAGCACTTAATGCCCTACCAGGAGCAGTAAAAAATCCTACGTAAACTCTTGCTGCTTTATTCATGAGCTCAATTAAAGCAGGATCATCAAACACTGCACCTTGTTTAGTTTTCATATTTTTAATTAAATTTGAATATTCTCTTAAATTTTTAACTACATCTTTAGGATACCATTGTTCAAGCATTGCACCATAGTTGTCAATATAGTCTACTATTTTAGTGCCTTTAAAATTATCTGTTTGTTTACGCATATCATTTAAAATCATTAAACGATACTCATCAGCTAGTTCTTGGTTGTCTCCAATAATATCTTTAACTTTTCTAGTTTTAGTTATGCCTTCTTTTTGAGTTGTCCATGTATTTTTAAAAATAAACTCTGGATTAGCATTCGCTTCAGAGTTCCAAGGTAACCTTCTTAACTCATCAATAGCTTTTTCGTTACTTCTTACTTCTCTATTTAATTGTCTACCTAAAAGACTTGCGTCTTCAAAAATTTTAGCGTCAGCAGGGTCAAATAAATCTTCTATAATATTTTTATTATCTGTAATAAATCTTTGATGTTGATCTGGTGTTAAAGGCATTAGATTACCAGACTCATCAGCAGTCATTGATTTTTTATATTTATTTTTTAATGCTCTACGTAATAAAACAGCACTTTCAACATATTCAGAATCATTTAAAAAAGACTTGAAAAAATCTCTATCACTAGTTTTAGCTAGTTGTAAAACTTTATCTAAAATTTCTTCCTCAGTTTTATTACTAGCCAGTAATTTGTTTAATTTAATTTTAAATCCTTTACCAGTTCCAGGAAGAGCTTTTTCACCTTTTGAAATATCCGCAACTGTTTTTCTTAAAGCATTTAGTGCTACTTCAGGTTCAACAGTTTCATCTAATAAGTTATTAATATTAGTATCAAAAGTACCTCTAGCATTTTGTATAGTTTTTTCAACTTCCATTACTTTAGGATCAATAGTATCATCAAACTCAGACTTCATACCTTTACCTAATTCTTCTTTACGAAGCACTATTTCAGGTTGAAGTTCATCTAACTGCTCACGTATCGGTCCTGTTTTAGTGGGCATAACTCCTGCTGCATCCTCAAGAGTTTCTTCAATAGCTTCAAGTTTAGCTGTTTCTCCTGCTTCAAGTTTAGCAACTACTTGACCAGCCCTTTTATCTCCTCGTCCTGCTGCTCTTGCTATTTCTGCTTGTAGACCACCAGCAATAATCGGTTGTACGTCTTGTGTAGCCATAACTTCAGGAACAGTGGCAGTTTCTACCACTTTTTGTTTAGCAGGGGTATCCGCACCAGCTTTTAACTCATCAAAAGCCTTAACAAACTCTTCTTCTTTTAGTCCAGGAATAATAGCACCTGTGCCAAATGCTTTGGTCAATAACCTATATGCGCCTGCCCCACCAATACTAAACAGAGCAGTCATACCTGCATCTTTCATAGCTTGGTAATTTATTTTTGTTTCGTCGTAACTGGGGTCAAGTAATCCTTGATTAGCTAGTTCGTTTAAATTATTGTAACGCCATAAATAACTGGCTAATACTTCACCTACTATCGCACCAGATGCTGGATTGACTCCTGGGATAGCTGCCCCAACAGTACCTGCTCCTGCTCCTACTAAAACTCCTGTTATTTCTGCTGCTATAGGTGCCATGCTAGCTGTAAAATTACCCCAATCTATGCCAGGTGGATTTATAAATTTAAGTTCGCTATCTATTGGGTCACGGTATATAACTTGATTATTAAAAGGTTCGCGTTGAAACTCATAATCAAAATTATCTGGTACGTTAAAATTATCACCGTAATAATTACGTATTAAATTTTGAACGCCTGTATCATAACTATCTTTAGGTAAATACGCAGCAATTCTACTAATTTGCGTCGGTGGATTTTCTTTTATACCACTTTCTCTAGCTACTCTTGAACTGACATCTGAAGGCTCAAGTAATTCTCTAAAGCCTCTAAATTGTATTGGGGACATAGGGGGTAGCCCTAGTGGGTCCATTCCTCGACCAGGACTATAAAATCTTTCTCTAAATCCACCTTGCGGACCAACAGCTAGATCAAGAGCAGTAGAAGGTACACCTAGTTCTTCAACTAGAAAATTTTTAAAAGTGTCGCCAATTCTTTTGCCACTGTACGTTCTATCGACTATTGCTTGTCTCTCAGGAAATAGTTCACTAAGTTGTATTTGTTCTAATTCCTCAAGGACTGGATCAATATCTACTATGTCGTTCTGTGCCATTATTGCATCTTACCTTTAGCTTGTTTATAAAAATTCAATAATAAATTGAACTCATTAGGGTTACGTTTACCGTAACTTCGTTGTATACCAAGTAAATAATTTTTTGCTTCTAGAGCAGGCAATGAAAATAAATACCCTACTACCTGCTCGTATGACGGATTTTCTATTCCAGGAACTGTTATAGCTATAGGTGCAGTTGGTGATACTCCGCCCATAGGTTCAAGTGCTACTTTAAGGCTACCTACATTGCTGACAGCGTAATCATCGTCTAATACATTCAATCTTGGAATAGCTCTAATTTTTTCTAACTCTGCGTTTAATTCTTTTATTCTTTCATTACGTTGTTTGTAAATACCTCTTTCTTCAAACAAGTCTACTTTTTTAACTTCAAACTTGCCTGTTTCTGGATTTTTAACTTCTCTCATTTGAGTTATAGGCATATCTAACATAGAGTTTAAGTAATTCAATTCGGTTTCAATAATGTCTTCTCTAAATTGATTTACTATCGCCATAAATTGACTAGCGTTACTTGCCTGTGCTCCAACTCTAGTCATGAATAATTCCATATCTTTATCTGATATAGCCCTTAAATCAAGGTCGGCTGAACCACCTGCTGCTGCTGCACCAACTAAAGCTAACGTAAATAATTGCGACTGGGCAACTCCACGATCATCATTAGTATTGATTATAAATTGACCTAAAGGAGTTTTTTCAAACTTTTGAAAAAATTCTGATTGTATAATTTTATTTCTAAATTGGTTAAAACTTAAACCTTTTTCTATTTCACCTTCTGAATTTTGATAAGAAAACGTAAAACCTTTTACTATATCACCTTCTTGATTTCTAACTACAGGTTTAGAAAAAATACTACTTATAGCTTTCAAGTTAGTTAAAGCACTTCTTACAGTATCTATACCTCTACCAGCTAAATTATTAAATGCTAAGTCAGGGTTCTCCATACCCATTATAGTATCAATAGTATTACCTGCTAAACGATTAACTTCATTAGTTAAAAATTTTCTACTTCTTACTTGTTCAACTACTTTTTCTACTGCCTTACCTGTTGAGTTAGCGTTCATACTACTAAAACCAGAACCATCACTATCAAAACTAATCGTTGTTCCATCAGGAGAAACTATACTACCTGTTAAACCTCGTTTAAGTTTGTATTGATCTGCGTTAGCAAAGTATTGAATAGCGGGTATTCTTTTTAAAGTATTGTCTTGTTTATCTATGACTTCATAACTACCGCCAGCGTCTTTTAATGGAATCACTTCTAAATCAGGATTATTTATAAGGTCAGTAAGTCCTGTTTTACTTGTATAGTCAAAAGTAAAATTAGTGCCTGGCGGTGCATTTTTAGCCCTAGTCAAAACACCAAAGTCATCAGAGGAACTTGTAGCTCCAGCAACTTCAATATTTTTTATAATACCATTAGCTTGATCTTGATTATATTTTAACGCTTGTGCTTCTGTTAATGCACCTGTGTTAGTTGTACCGTCGTTATAGGTGACAGTATAATTTTTCATTGCCCCCATTTTAGAAACATCATACTCCATTAAATCATATCCACCAGCTTGTAGATTACCTACCTGTACAGAGTTAAGTTGTAAAACAGTACCTTCATCTGCTCCTGGCACTGTGACCATATATTGTTTACGTGCACCTGTAAGCTCTTCATTTTTTAATTTTTGAGCGTAATCTATTTGTTTACCTATAAAGTCTTTCATAGCTTTATCGGTTTGAAGTGCAGTTTGTAGGTCTATACCTAAAATTTGTTTTTCGTAATTACGTTTATCAGAAGCATATTGAGTAAGCCCAGTAGTTACAGCTTGAGTTAAAGCTGTACCCCATTTTTCACCTTTTGATCCTGCTTCTGCTAGTTTTAAACCAGCCATCATAATAGCAAAATCTTTATCAGGTAACGGTATTAAACTTTTATAGTCAACACCTGAATATTCAGCTAACGCTCTTTTATAGACATCCACTACGTCTTCATCTGTTTGACCAGATAATGCTTTTTGATTTGCTAAAAGTATGTCTACTTGACTAGGATCTTCAAGCATTACTTCTGCGTTAGCTATGTTTAAATTTTGTTTTGTAGTTAAATCTTCTGTCGTTATATCCATATTAGGATTAGCCATAGCTTCAGGGTCAAAACCTAGTTCTTCTGTTAAGTAGTCTGCTATATCCGTACCCACGTTTGGCACTACATCCGCTACGTCAGGTTGTAAATTACCTTGAAGGGAGTTTATACCTTGTGGGCTAGACATAGGCATACTTGGTCTTGATATGTTTAATTGTGCGTTTACTAAATTATTAACAGTTGCTCTAGGTAGACCTGTTTGTTGAATTATGTTTTCTATAGGTACGTTACGAGCTACTAATTGATTAGCCAAATCCATACTCATTTGTTGAGATTCTAACTGTCTAGGATTCATTACCATTAAGTTACACTACCAGTTGGGTTACGCAAAGCTCCGTATGCAGCAATCGCAGTACCTAGTCCTTGCATTAAGCTGTTGCTAGGTGCATCAGTGGTAGATTGTGTCAAGGTTTGACCACCTAGAGCAGGAGCAAATCCTGCTGCTAATTGACCTATTTGACCAAAAGTTTGCATCGGTAAATTATATTGACCCACAAAGTTTTGATAATCTAAATCTAGACCTGCTTGTTGTAGCCCTCTTTGTTGACCACCTATACCCATTAGTCTGTTAATATCAGTGCCTATTAAACCACTTACACCTTGACCTAGACCTGCTATTTGCTGACCTACGTTAGAGCCGAACTGACCAGTTTGTAGCCCTGTGGTTGCTATATCTCTACCTACGCCACCCAATATATTACTGAGCCCTGTACCTAAACTACCTAGACCACCAGCCACGTTACCTTGTTGACCTGCTAAGTTACCGTAAAGTTGTGCTGTTTGTAATTGTCTACGTTGTGCTTCTTCAAATGCTTGTTGTGCTTGTTGTTGAGCTTGGCTAAACCCTGCTCTTCTTATTCCACTTACAGCCTCTGTTGCACCACGCCCATATTGTCTTGCTATTTCTTCTTGGTTAAGCCTACCACGAGAACCACCAAATGCACCACTAGCCACTTGTCGTGCTCTTTCACCTACATCAGCTTGACCGTACTGCCTATTAATGTCTTCTAGTGTTTGTGCAACTACTTGCTCTTCAAACGGATTATAGTAGCCTTGTGTTGATCTAGGATCAAACTGACCTAGACCACCGAGACCTATTCCTTGAGCAGTAGTAAACTGACCAGGAAGCCCTCTTAATATTCCTGCTGCTTCTCTAACAGCCCCAGCACCTTCTCTACCAGCTTGTTGTAAATAGTCGGTAGCTAAACCTGTAGAGCCTAAAACGTTTGCTAAACCTTGTTCAGCTAGTTGTTCGCCTCTTTGTATATAGGGCATATAACTACCAGCACTTTCACCTGCTAGTCTAAAAGCTTGTTCTTCTGCGGGAGTAAACCCAGCTATACGCTCACCAGTGTAAGTGTAAGGTGTGGCACCTTCAACGCCCATACCAGTAAGTCTATTTACTAATTCTTGATTGAGTAGAGGCATGATTCCAGGAATATTTGCTCCTGGTACACCAGCAAAAAATTGTTGTAAAAATGCTGGTGGTAAACTTTCTACTCTTGCAAACTGTTGTGTTTCTGCCATTATGCCCTACCTAACCCCATTTGTTGTGCTTTTTGTTCGTTATTGTCCATCATAGCGTATAACATAGCGATACCTTTATCATGGTTACCGTTGCCTATACCTTTTACAGCTTGTTTAGTCATCACAAACTCACCGTCGGCGAGCAGTGCTGGTATAGTATCTTTATCCCCTGACCCCATAGGATCATTAGTACCACCTCCTGTAAAACGTAAATCTACCTCAGGCAATTCCCCACCGTCGGCGAGTCTTGCTATACCGCCAGTTTTGGCAGTCATAATTGGTGATTGATTAAATTCAGGAAATGCTAGTGTACCATAACCTTCTTCTTGTTGTTTTCTTAATAATTCCATATAAGCCATATTTATAGGATCCATAGCTACGCTAGAACCTTGAACTCCTGGCACACTAGGTAAACCTCTCATGTTGCCTGTTCCGTATACATCGCTAACGGTAGCTGGTCTTAAACCTTGTGTTAAATATGGACCACCCATTGCTGCTGGCATTGTGTTATTGGGTGCTGCTATAGGGTCAAAAGCTCCTAATAAATTTAAACCTTGCCCAGCCAACATTGCTTTTTGACCTAAAGGTAATGCTTTTAGTGCTTCGCCCATTGCTGCTGTGTTTGTGCCTCTAAGAGCACCACCTATACCTTCTAAATAACTTCCAGCAGTGCTACCGTATCCAGTTGCTCCTGGTGCTAAATTACCTGACTTTAGTATAAAATCTTTACCAAAAGGATTTAGAGAACTAAGCCCACCTGTATCATTTATACCATATCCACTAGCTACTTGTCCAGCTGTGTATACTTTACCAGCACTTGAAATTGATTTTTTTAAACCTCTGCCTTCCCCCAGTGAACCAATTCCTTGACCAATCGCTGCACCACCCCAACCGCCAACGGCGAATCCTACTACTGTAGCGATATCTCTAAGGTTTTTCTTAAAGAATCTTTTTACGCTTTTACCTAAACCCATTAATTTCCCTTCGTTACTTTTTTCATTTTTTCAAATGTACGTAAACCACCTAAACCGAGCATGCCCATTAGGATGGTGCTGAGTTGAGCGAATTCAAACTCAGGTAAAGTAATAGTATAACCTGAAAGTGTGAGGATAGTAGCTAAAATAGGACTTAAAATGAAGTGATAACCTAAAGCCACAGCACATATCCAACCGACCATGGGTCGCCATCCAGCTACAAATATGCTAGGGTGTTGTGCTTCTGCTTTGTTTAACTCTATTTGTGCTAAATTAGCATTATGTAAAGACATCTCCATCTCATGTTTAAGCGTGGCTTTTAAGTCTTTATCTACTATAAATTTATCTACTACGCCACTTACTGCGTCTATTAATTTATTTTGTATCATTTTGTTTTTTCTTTATATCTCTTTCTTGCATTAATATTTTTAGTTCATGCCAGCGATAAAATCTTTTATTCACGTCATCCCAAAACCATCCTTTGTAATCGTATAGTTCACTCATTGGATCTTTATTTTCTACCGACATATAAACCAAACCATGCTGCACCTGCACCCACTACAACTGAAACAAATGCACTTTGTGCGTTAGTGGGGTCTTGTAAAGTCATAAACCACTCTGTGGTTCTATAAAAAGCTAAACCATATAAACTAATCAAAAGTCTAGGAAAGACTCTCCATTTATCAAAACCTTCTGCTAAATTGTACCATGTTTTACCTTCGTTAACACTGATCTCAATTTTTTGAGCTTCTTTCATTTGTTCGTCTATAGTCATAAAAGAAATTGTTAGCTGTTTGTATTATTGTATATTAATTTAACTAATTTGATAAATTTTTCTTGTGGTAAATCATTTTTTAAGAAATTAATAATTTTACCAACAAGCTGGATATTTTCAATGTGATAACTATCAGTAGAGTTGATACGGTCAATAGATATATTAAAATCGGATTCCTCATCTGTTCCTCTTTTAAATGTTAGTTCTTGTCCTGTTAAGGCACATTTACCTTCTTGTTTTGCGTATAGTATATATAATTCTTGAGGTGTAACGTCCCAATTTATTCCTTGTTTTTTACGTACATGTTTTAGTTGAACACATAAATTTTGCATGTAATTAATAGGATTACTATTAATTTTTTCGTAACGTCTTTCTAGTTTACAGGTGTTACACTGAGTGCTGTTCTTTTTAGTTTGATCAAACTCCTTAGCAGGCTTTTTAGTACCACACCAAGTACACTTACGAAGTTGTGACACTGACAGTACCGAGTGTTCCTGTTAAGCCAAAACCTAAGTCATTATTAACGTAAAATTGAGAACTAAATAAGTCTCTCCACCTTGTACCGTCCCAACATTGAAGAGTGTCTGTGTTAGTATTAAAAATTATAGAACCTGGATTATAAAATCCTTCATTACGTTCAGTTGTGTTTACTTGACTAGTGTTTTCTGGGTCTACTTGACCTAAGTTAATTTCTAATACACGTACTAGCCTATTATAGGTGTCAGACGTTACCTGAGGCTCCATACTGATAGGCAATCGAGTAGGTAATAGTTTAGCCATTATCTCCTTCCGTCAGTCTGTATATCTAATCTAGTAGCTCCTAAACGCCAACCTACATCACTGTTGCCTGAATTATCAGCGTCATCATCTGATTCCAAACGAAATACTATTTGTCTGGCTCTGGCTCTTACGTCTGCTTTAGATGTATTGCTTTCTATCACGCTTGTGCTTGCGGTAGTTAATGTATCTCCAGGATAGTTACGTGTTTTTAATACTGCGTTTACTTGACCTGTGTCACTGTTACTTAAAAACTTGATATCAGGAATAATTCTACGCACAAAACCAAAACTTTCACCGTCGCCTATGTCAAAGTCACTGCTTTCTATAAAGACGTTAGTCATAGGGCTACCGTCAGCATCGTAACCAAACTCATGTTCATATAAATATTGACCTTCTGTAGCTCTAGGATAGTCTACTATACCTTTATCTATCCAAGCTGTTCTACTAAGTTCGCCGATAGTCCAAACCTGCTCAGCATAGTTGTAGACTACGTACTTGTCTATATTTAAGTTACTGCCAGAAGGATAATACCAACCGACTTCATTAAACTCACTATTACTAAAACCAAATACTTTAAAAGCCTGACCTGCATTCAAATTGTCAAAAACATAACTTAAAACCGCGCAAGGAACTTTTTGCACTGCTCCGTTATATACGTAAAAGCTGTCATAACCCATCCAATATACTCCAGCAGGAGTAGTGACAGCACCTTTAGGACTAATTAAACCTGTGCTATCATTAATTAAATTAACTCCAAAAGTATAAGGAGGTCCAATAAACTGCATTGAATATAAAGCTACGTCTGTCCAAATAAGTATTTCCTGACGTGCTTTTACAGCACCCACTATTTGGCTACCTTCAGAAATTCTTAAACTACCTGCTGTGTTTGTATTTAACGGTTCAAATTCAGTAGCGTTTTCTTGGTCACTAAAGGCTATAAGCATAGGGTCAACAGAACCTGTACGTACACCGCTAGAAAGTGGATCTGCTCCTAAAACTACTACGTGTCTATCAGTTTCACTAATAATAGTTTGTAACCCTACTGTAGGAACTTGATTTGCACCACTTATGCTGCTTAGTTCTACAGCTCTTGTGCCTACGCCATTAGTAGCGTCCCAATAATAAATACCGCCACCACGTGGATTAATAATTAAATCTTCACCAAAGTTGTCATGAGTCCAAAGTCTAAGTTGATTAGAAGCAGAGATAGAAGTAGAACTACCCCAAGTTCCTGCACCCCATGCACCTACACCCCAACCAGTAGAGCTAACATATTCATCAAGACCTGTATTTATTTGATACTGCCCTACTACAGAACCTCCACCGTTACCTGTATCAGAAGAGTTAGCATTTACTTCAGCTTCTACAGTATAGGTATCAGAGTCAATAATATTAGTTATTTGATACTCTTTATTTAAAACTAAAGCTGTTATGTTACCACCTAAACTAACTGCACCACTAAAAGTAACAAAGTCGTTCTGTACTGCACCGTGTGCCGTGTCGCTTACTGTAAGAGTTGCGTCACCGTCAGTAGCAGAAAAAGTTACATCACCAGCACTGGTTGTAGAGCGAATAGGAGTAATATCATTAAAAGAGTCTCCTTCTTCTATGTAGTATTTTAGATTAGTACCTAAACCTAAGAGCTTAGTACCAGCTAACAAAATCCATGCATGTAGAGCACGACAGGTTCCTAAAAATGTATTGAGGGTGTCTTTACGCCAACCACCAATTTTTTGTGGTCTGCCAGCTTTAAATCTAACTAAGTTAGCGTTAAACCAGCCACCTTCATTATCATAGTCAGTACCTTCTCTAAAGATCCCAGGTTTAAAGATAAATTTATTTAGTGCCATAACACTAATATTTTATAGTATTATTCAAGA